CTCGTCGTCGAGCCAGATGCCGGAATTGGTAAGCGCGTCCTGCAGTGCCTTGGCGCGGTTGTCGATGTCTTGTTTGCGACGGTCGGCTGGGTGGATCGCCACAAACAGCGAAACCCGCCCGGTGATCGGGCGGTGTGCTGCTGTAGCGACCACTTCTGCGACCGCGAGCCGGAAGGTGACGCCGGCAGGTTTGATGTATCGCCCACCACGCGGGCGCTGCCCGTAGTAGTGATTGATCGTTGGCGGAAGCGGAAGGGTCAGGGTGATCATCTAAGCGGCGGCCAACAGGCTTTTCTGGTCTGGATCGATGTTGAGGGAGTCGCCTTCGTCCAGCAGCTTGGAGCGCTCTTCGATGACGATGGTTACGTACGAACCTTCGGCATCTGCCAAGCTGTGTGCATCTGGCGACTTCGAGAGGGTCAGGACACACTTCACGCCGTCCTTGAAAACGACCTGGTCGACGGCGGCCGGGAATGTCACGCGCGCATTGCTCGCGATGATGTCGATCGCATCGCGGATCGCGGTCCGACATTCCATGTGCACCGCTTCCAGCACGCGCTTCTGCTCGCCTTCCTTCAGCTGGATCCACGGCACCGCCAGCGTCTTCAGGTGTTTGGTGGCGGCCTTGATCATCGAGCCCAGCAGGAACTCGCGGGCGTACTCGTGCGCTTCGTTTTCTGGCTGGCTCTGCAGGTCGTTCTGTTTCATGGGTTTCTCCTGTGGTTGTGGGTTTGGTTTGGTCGTGCGGGAAGAGGTAGGGGCCTTGCTGGTGGTCGTCATGACTGCGCTTTCGAGTCATCAATTGCCTTGCGCAGCTCGCGAAGAGCATCGCGCAGGGCTTCCTGCTTGAGAGGATTACCGCGGTCGCCGATCGCATCCCGGTCGAGGGCTCGCCAAATGCGTGCCTTGATTTCGATCTGGCTGCTACCTGGGCGTTTCGCAGTGCGTGGGGCTGTCATGTGCTCCTCGGTGTCGTCGGTTGGATGTCCCACTGCCCGGCCTCAAAGACGCATCCGCAGTTGCGGGCGTGCTGCGCGGCCGGGCAGCAACATGGCCATGTTCTGGCCGTAGGTCGGCCGTTCTACTTGCTGGTGGCGGCGGGTATCCTTCCGGTCAGCAAGCCAGCCTTTCGCCAGGTTGCGCAGCAAGGTGCTGTGCTTGACGTCGGCTGCGGCGCATTCCTGTTGCAGGGCGATGAACTCATCGGCGTTGAACAGGGTTTTCACTTCGATGTTTCGTGGCATGTCGGACTCCTGGGGTGGTTCGGGTGGGGGCGGTTCGATACTTCGGGTGCTTCTAATAAATGGACTGCGGGCAACTTTTCGGGCATGAAAAAAGCCGCCGGATCAGGGGGCTTGTGCAGCGATCGGTTGGGCGAGTTCTGGCCAAATCGACTGCCAGTCATCCGGTCGCAGCTCCTGCCTGGTGGCCACGCCTGCCTTTTCTAGGATCGGCGCAAGTCGGATTAGCTTGTCGTCTGGGATGCCGGCAGTGCGCCAGCCATGGACTGAAGGGGGCTTCACATTCAGCAGCTTTGCAACCGCTGTTGTCCCGCCCAACTTGTCGATCAGTTCGCTTGAGGTCATTTTGGGTCCAGTAGTTAGGTGTAACTCACATATTAGGAGTAGCTAACTCAAATGTCAATAGCCACTCCTAATTCAATATGTATTAGGATTGCCTAATGACGTTATCTAATAGAATTAAAATTGCCATGGACGCTGCCGATATGAAGCAGGCCGATCTCGCGCGCGCATGCGGCGTAAAGCCGCCAAGTGTCAGTGGCTGGCTGAGCGGCAAGGCAAAGTTCCTTCGAGGTGAAAACTTGCTGAAGGTTGCGCGTGCGCTGAACGTTGATCAGGAGTGGCTTGCTTCGGGCCGGGGAACCATGACCGCTGCGGTGGCGACAAGTGCCGAGGCTTCGGTGAGTGAAAGCCCTTTCAAGACAACAGCCTCACCGTTCATTGAAGGTGCAATGCGCGTGCGAATCGGCGAAGAGCAGGACACCGTTCCCATCCGAATGGTGACGCTCCGGCTCCAGGCTGGTGCGACAGGGTTCGAGACAGAGCCCGACTTGCATGATGGAGGAGTGTTGCCCATGCCTCGGCATATCCTCGAAGAGCGTCGCCTGGAGCCTCGGCACTTGTTGGCGATGCGTGTACGGGGCCAAAGCATGGAGCCGATGCTGTTCGAGGATGACTTGGTGGTTATCAATACGGCAGACAACACACCAATCAGCAAGGAATGCTATGCGGTTAATTGGAATGGGGAGGCACTGCTAAAGCAGCTAGTGAGGCGGAATGGAGACTGGTATCTCTATTCAATGAATCCAGATTTCGGACCGGTTAACGTGCGTAGCGGTCAGTGCAGCGTCGTCGGACGGCTGATATACCAGCCTGGCAGAGTCCTTGCAGGGCGATTATAAAAAACAGATGGCACGGGCAACCGTCTTTCCGAACGAGAGAACATTTATGATTTTGCGAACTATCGCTACTGGCGTTATTGCCCTGCTTATGACCGGGTGTGCCAACTCGCCAAACCGATCCGCAGTGGATCCAAGAGTGGCTGAGGTGATGTCCTATATCAGCATCAATAGGCCGCTGGCGGAGAATGGCTCCATGAAGTGGTCGGCATACTATGCGGGACTTTATGAGCGCCAGTCCGCGGCGAATACTGCGCCGGAGTTGCTACAAATCCTCAACAAGTTGCTATGGAATGCGCAGCAGTACGAGAAGGGTGCTATCCCGAAGGACGAGTTCGAGTACACGCAGCGAGATTTGCGCTCCCAGGCTGTGGCCGCTAATCAGCGCCGAGTCGATGCTGCAAATGCTGAACAGCGCGCACGGACATTGCTCGCTATTCAGATGATGCAGGCAAACCAGTATCGCCCCGTCACTATGCCTCCGCTCAATACAACCTCCCCCGTTGCACAGCAGCAGTACTCCATGCCATTGCTTGGCTCGGCTCAAGCTACTGTTACTGCTTTTTGGACTGGAAAACAAGTTCAGGCCCAGACCGTCACGAATCAATTCGGGTGGAACTGTGAATATAACTACGCGGGTAAAACATTCTGGCGGACTTTCGTTGGCTCTTGCCCATCATCAGTTCAAGTCCAATAAATAATTCCCGCCCATGGTGGCGCGGGGAATCGTAACCACAGAAGGGAATATGAAATATAACTTGTTTATTGCTTATGACCTGATTAGCGCCGGCCAGAATTACGAACGCATTACCGATGCAATAAAAAAGCTCGGCAAGTGGCATCAATTCCAGTATTCGCTGTACTACGTAAATACTGAGATGAGCGCCCAAGAGGCTTACTCTTTCCTCTACGACTACATCGATTCAAACGACCGACTGTGCGTTATCAACGCTGAGAGCGCCCTCGTTACCGTTTGGGATAAGCCCCCGCTCGACGCTATCAACACCTTGTGGGACGGTTCCTAAGTTACCTGCTCCCGGCCCGACCCTGGGCCGCTCACCGACGACCAAATCATAGTTCTCCTTCAGCCCATCGGTCGGCGCATCGTCCAGTAGCCTGAACGGCATCCCTCGGAAGTGAACCAGCGTTCCTTTCGGCAGTACAAACATAGCATCCTCCACGCCCCGCCAACCGGGGCTTTTTTTCGCCCGACGATTCGGTGCGTTCGGAGATTCTAACACTCGTCGTTAAAAAAGTTAGGAACTCCTATTGACAGCGGTGTTAGCTAGTCCTAATATAGACCCAACGAAACGAGCTCAGCAAACGCCGAGCCGCCGAACTGGAGAGACCGATGCGCACCACCGACCCACACGCCGAACAAGCCCGCGACGAAGAGATTGCCGAGATCGGGGCCAAGCTGCTGGCCGCCTGGCACGCCAAGCTGCTGGCCGGCGACCGCCGCGCAATCAGCGACCTCCACAACTGCGTGCTCGACCGCCTCACCGAAGACGAAGCGAAGCAGCTGTTCATCGATGCCGTGACCGGCAAAGGAGGCGACGCCTTCAACGTCCTGGCGGCCAAGGTCATGGCCGACACCTGCGAAATCGAAGCCATCAAGCAGGTTGAGCGCGCGGAGCAGTTTGCCGAGGAAGAGGCGCGATACGACCGCATCGAGCAACGCGTGTTCGCCCGCTACTTCGCTCAGGAGGCGGCATGAACTGCACGTCCTGCAACGACACCGGCAGCCTGTCGAAGGAGCTGGACGGCCAGCTTGATTGTGCGCACTGCGGCGTGGCCGATGAGCGCGTGATGGTCGAAGTCTGGTCGCGGCAGCACGCCCCCGACTGCGATTCGTTCGATGCCTGGCTGATCTACCAGCACGGCAAAGCGGCGGCAGCACCGCCCTGACCCGCAACGCTTGGCTGGCGTAACCAGCCACCACAGCAGAGCGGCCCAACTGGACATTCACTTAACCAGTATTTCGGGGGAAATCGGGCTGCTCTGCTGTGGTGAAACCGAAGCCGGCCGCGCCGGCGCCAATAACAGGAGAGCAGGGATGAGCAAGACGGATCAAGAGCTGTTGGAGCTAGCGGCAAAGGCGGCAGGCACAGAAGTCTGGACTGATGCGGATGGCAACCCCTATACCGACACCTCGATTGGTATCGAGGTGCGCTGGAACCCTCTGGCTGATGATGGCGATGCGCTGCGCCTCGTGACCAAGCTAGGCCTGAGCATTCACCGCTTGATCAACAAGGTCGGCGTAAGCAAGTGGGGAGTGCCGAACTATCTCGGCGGTTGGTCTGAATTCACGTTCACTGAAACCGATGACGCGGTTGTGCGCCGCGCCATTGTCCGAGCTGCTGCCGAGATCGGAGCTGCCAAATGACCGCCCTGACCCTCATCCGCGTCCCGCGCCGCATGTTCCGCAAGGTAGCCAAGCCGTTCGCCCTGTGGCTGAACACGATGCGCCGGGAGCACTCGGAAATGGAAGTGTTCCGCCTCCAGATGCTGCGCGCCGCGCTGGCCGAAGCCGAGGGCGCCCAGCATATCCGCCAGGTGCAGATCATGCAGGACCGCCGCGCAGTGGAGGCATGGTGATGCTGCGCTTCGTCGTCTACCAATACCGCTACGCCTGCCGGGCTGGTCTCGGCCGCCGCCGGGCCGCGCGCCGCGCACTGCGCAGCTACATTTTTGGATTTTAAGGAAACGCCATGAGCAACGCATTGACCCTGATAACCGGCGAGATCAACGCCATCAAGGGCGACTTCATGACCTTGCTGTCGGACCGCTCGATCAAGTTCGAGCAGGAGGCCGGCTTCGCGGTGCAGATCCTGGGCGCCAACGATTTTGCCCTCAGCGTGGCGACCAGCAACCGCGCGTCGGTCATCAACGCGGTCAAGAACATCGCGGCGATCGGCATCAGTCTGAACCCGGCGAAGAAGCAGGCGTACCTGGTGCCGCGCCGCGTCGGCCAGCAGCAGGCGATCTGCCTCGATATCAGCTACATGGGCCTGATGGGCTTGGCCATGGCCACCGGTTCCATCAAGTGGGCGCAGGCAGAGCTGGTGCGCGCCAACGACGGTTTCTCGCGTGGCCGCTTCGATGAGCCGCCGACGCACACGTTCAACCCGTTCTCGAAGGACCGTGGCGACATTATCGGCGTGTACGTGGTCGTGAAGACCGCCGACGGCGACTACCTGACCCACACGATGGAAATCGGCGACGTCTACGACATCCGCGACCGGTCCGAGGCCTGGAAGTCCTACCAGGCAAAGAAGATTAAGTCCTGCCCATGGGTGACCGACGCGGGCGAGATGATCAAAAAGACGTGCGTCAAGCAGGCCTACAAATATTGGCCGCAGACGGAGCGCCTGGAGACCGCGATCCACCACCTGAATACCGACGGCGGGGAAGGGCTGGTCGACATCAACTCGCGCCCCGAGAACCTGGTAGACGTCAGCCCAGTGATCGCCGCCGCGCTGCGCACCACGACCGACGCCGACGCGCTCAAGTTCTGGCGCGAGAACAACGCCGCCTTCGCGAAGCAGCCGGCCGACCACGCGAAGCTGAAGGACGCGATCGCCGGCCACCGCGCGCGTATGAAGGCCGCCCAGGAAGCCGCCGACGCCGAGCGCACCATCGAAATGGAACCGCCGGCGCTGTCGCCGGAAGAACTTGACGCACAACGGACCGCAGGAGAACCAGCATGAAATTCATCGAATGCCCCCAGGGCACCCCCGAATGGCACGCCGCCCGCTGCGGCAAGATCACCGCCAGCTGCTTCGCCGACGCCGTCAGCCGCTGCCAGAAGAAGTCTAGCGCGCGCGATGTCGGCGACCCGACGGCGGTAGCAGAGCGTTACGCCGCCGACCTGGCGATCGAGCGCATCAGCGGCCAGATGCACGGCGAGCCGCCAAAGGCCTGGGTGCTTGAGCGCGGCCACAAGATGGAAGCCGCCGCGCGAATGCACTACGAAGCGCGCACCGGCTCTTTCGTGACCGAGGCCGGCATCTGCGTGACCGACGACGGCATATTCGGCTACAGCACCGACGGCTTGGTCGACGACGACGGACTGATCGAAGTGAAGTCGCCGATCGACAGCGCGAAGATCCTGGCGATGTGGTCCACCGAAGACACCAGCGAATACGACCACCAGATGCAGGGCGGTATGTGGATCACCGGGCGCAAGTGGTGCGACTTCATCATGTACGTCCCCGACTTGGCCGCCGTCGGCAAGGATCTGTTCGTCAAGCGCGTGCACCGCGATGACGCCTTCATCGACGCCATGGCGAAACAACTGGCGGTGTTTGATGGCCTGGTTGCGGCGAACGTGGCAATCCTGCGCGCCGGCGCGCCAGCGCTCGCGGAGGCAGCATGATCCCGAACCAGCACTACGGCCACTTGGTCGACTTGGCCGAGGCATTTGAAGGCTCGCCGAGCGATGTGCAGATCGTTGACGCCCTGGTCGAGGCTTTCGAGCTGGCCCCGGTTGCGATCATTGAGCGCCTGATCTGCATGGACTTCGTGACCGTGCGGCGCGAGGTGGCACCGTGACCGCCCGCCGAACCTTCGTGCTGGCCCATGACCACGCTCGCAACAACGCCGCGGCGTTCAGCCAAGTAGCGCCTGAGGGCTGGCTGGTGGTGTTCTCGGAGCCAAAGAAGAAGCGGATCCAGGAAGAGAAATACCACGCCATGATCGGCGACATCGCGCGCCAGGTGGAGCACATCGGCCGCACGTGGCACCAAGACGACATGAAGCGGCTACTGATCGACGAATTCGCGGACGAGATGCGCGCCGCCGGCACCCCGCTGCACCACGACGGGCGCGTTATCCCGAGTCTCGATGGGCGCCGGATCGTGCAGCTGGGCATCCAGTCGAGCGAGTTTTACGTGAAGGAAGCCGCGCAGTTTATCGAGTTCCTTTACGCCTTCGGCGCAGCGCGCGACGTGCGCTGGAGCGAGCCAGCAAACCAGAAAAACTACATGGGAGAGCCAGCATGAATGACCACCAAACTATAACCGCCGAGCGCGGCCGCCGTGCCGAAGACCTTCGCGCAGCTGCAATCGCGGCGCTCGAGCAACAGGGAATCGCCGCTGGCATGCTGCTGGACCTCGACGACGACACATGCGTCGCGGCTGGGCCAAAATCCGCGATCCTGATGCTGCTGAATGGCGTCGCGCCAGCATTACAGGTCATCGATGCGCCGCGCGTTGAGGTGCCGGAAGGCTGGAAGCTGGTGCCAGTCGAGCCGACCGACGAAATGGCAGGCGCATACGAAACAGTGGCTCCAGCCCCGTTCTTCGTCGACGCCTACCGCGCGATGCTCGCTGCCGCGCCGGCTCTGCCGATTGCACGCCAGGCGCAGCCGACCGACAGCGATGCCTGGATCAGCGTGGACGAGCGCCTGCCGGGGATTCGTGAAGAGGTTCTGGTCGATTGCGGCTACCTGACCATCGCGCAGCGCACCGACGACAAGCAGGACCCCGAGAACCACGAAGGCTGGGCGCTCGACTATTGCAATAGCCACGCGCGCGCCATCACGTTCTGGATGCCATTGCCTAAGCCGCCCGCCCTGAAATCCGAACAGAAAGGCTGATCCATGAAAGAAGTCACCAAATTCCTTGCCGACGATGGCCTTGAGTTCGCCGACCGCGCGCAGTGCGAGCGTTACGAAGCAATCTGCGCGAACGTGCAGGCGCTCATGAGCAAGCTGCCTGCCAAGCCTGATTTGCCCGGCTGCTCGTTCGAGAACGGCGGCGGCTACGTGCAGCACGACCCGGCAACGGCGCGTGCCGTGCGCGTGGGCCTGCTGCGCATCGCCAACGAAATCATGCCGCACAAGTGGTTCGATCAGAGCATCGCCGACGAAACGGTGCACCCAAGCTGGGCCGGCCGAATGATCGATGAGATGTCGGAGCGCTGCCTGTCGCGCGCATGGCATCGGTTCATGTGCATGTCGGCTGATTTCCGCGAATACGGCCAGCCCTACTTTGCTACCCACCCAGCAGAGGCGAAAGACATTTGCCTCGCCTCATTCAATAAAGGCTGATCCATGGGCACTACACAACCAGGGGCCGATAACGCCCTTGACCTCGACAAGCTGGAAGCACTGGCACGCGCTGCTGACACCGACATTGCCGCCTGCGCGCGCTTTACCACGACATTCGACCCGGCTGGCGTGCTCGCCCTTATCGCTTTGGCCCGCCGCGCCGCGCAGCCTGTAGAGCCTGCCGACCAGCAGAGCGACGAGCCGGATGCGGCGAGCGAATGGCGTCGTCTCGCGCTTCAGTTCGACGGGCACCGCATCAAGGCGCTAAGCCATTTGCGTTGCCTGCTTGCCTTCCCGAACGACCACGCACAAGTGGCGCGCGAGTTTCTCGCCGCGCCACCACTCAGCGGCGAAGCGGTACTTGCCGAGCGAATCGCGGCACTCGCCACCCATCCCTTCGAGCCTGCCGTGCCTGCCCTGACGCCACTCGACTACCGTGCGCAGG